ACGAATCAAAATTAACATCACTTAAGAAAGAACCTTCTAAAATCCATTTTTCCACAACAACACCTGTTGGGTCTAACATTTCAAGGTCAATGTTTTTCTTATATCCCGCTGCGTACCCCATACGACCTGTTACAGACTCAGCACATAAACGAACCCACTCCATAAGAGCTTGAGATGCTGATGGACCGATTGGGTCACGGAATTTAACGTTAATTGTACCCCAAACAAAACGTCCTGCGACGTATGTTTCAGTATTTAAGAAAGGTATCGCCACCGGAGTTATCGTTATGTGTGGTCTAGATGCCGATTCTACGAACCATTCGTTAATCCCTAAGGAAGAAGGGAATCGTATAATAAACCTATTTTGTCTTTTTGGTTCATACGGTATGGGCATTTTCATTAATAAATCAGCCATTGTCTATTTGTTTTTTAAATTTTATTTTTTATCTTGTTTATTATAAATATAACCTATTTAATTTTTATTACTTTACTTTTAAAATTAAAATATTTATCATTCTAGAAATCCTAGTTTTTATATTAATATTAATTAATTAGTTTTTATTAATTAAATATTTTAAATTAATTTAATATTCTCTTTTAATTCCTCCAGCAGTTGAATATGTTTTAATTATATTTTCTGGATTTTTCTCAAAATGTTTTTTTACAACTTCCACATTTTTTAAGTCGTCATCTGAAAAACCTATCTTAGGAACAAAATAATTGTTTATTTTATTTTTTAAGAAAGCTTTCTTTTGTATATGTTGAGACATTTTTAAAACATATTCAGAAAACTCATCTAACGCTTTAATTTTACCTTCTTCCGGGTTTGTTGCGGAACCTTCACCATAGCTCACAGGATAAAATCTACATAAATCCAAATATTCTCGAATCATTTCTCTTTTAGAGGTATTATCCTCATCCGCCAAATCTCTGTATTTTTCTAAATTTTTAACTAATTCATTTGAGTCAATACCATTAAGGTTAGACACAATATAATTATAACAAGCTTCTTTTAACACTGATGGTGTATGTCCTCTTGCGGTTACGATTGAAAAAATTGAACCGTTATTAATTGCCTCAACAAAATCAGCCCAAGCCGGACCTGGTTTTGCAGTCATTGCATCAACAATAAATTGTTTATCACCTTTAACACCAAACCATCTAAAAGGGTTTTCTGCAAAACCAACTATGGTATGACCATCAAATTCTATAGGTTCTTTTCCAATTTCTTCTCTATAAGTTGCAAAATCTTCAGTAGACATACCTACTTCATCACCATCTTCATCTTTTAATATAATTTTGGTTGGCATTGACACTATATTATCGTCCCAATCAAAAGCATAATACTTTTCATCCGGAGCACCTGTTTCATCAATACCCTCTACAATTTTATTTTTTAACATAATTTTAAATTAAGGCTTAATTATGACCCACTATTACAATGGGTCATAATTTTTTTATTATATATTCTCAAAAGAAGCTCCTGTTGGAGTAATATAGAATGTAATATCTATAAATTCTAATGATTTGGTTGGTTTGATGTAAATCTTACCAGTCATTTGATTTCTGTCTAAATCAGCAGCATCTGAAGATACTGTAACTCGGAAATCATATAAACCTCTATCTCTTCTGATAGCGTCTAAGATAGGATTAACCGCATTTAAGAAATCCTGTCTTACTTTTTGGTCGTTTTGTTCAAACAATAATCTTACAGATACTGCAGAAATTAATTTACGAGCTTGAAGTAATAATCTTCTAACATTAATTCTATCAAGAGCTGATTGAGCTACTTGTAAAGTTTTGTTACCCCAAATTACTGTACCAACATCAGAGAAAGTAGCAATTGGATTGATACGACCTTGATAAAGAACATCTCTATCTTCTTGAGTAAGTTTCTTTCTCGCTTTAACCGCATTTACAATACCTCTTGTGTAACCTGCCGCTGCGAACCAAGGGAATGCAATATTATCAGTTAACGCCAAGTTTTTCACTACTTCACCTGTTGGTGGTAAATAGATTTGTGTATTATTTACACTATCTCTAACCAATATCCAAGGATAATAAGTTGCAGTATAGTTTGAATCTATATTTACTAAACTATCAACAGCTTCTTGTGGATAAATTAAATCAGTTGGGTTAGTTGTTGAAGGTACAAACATTTGATAATCAGGTGTTGTACAAATATACAACGAATCCGCTCTATTGTATTCAATCATCTCAATTGCACTACCAACTAAATTACCGTGATTAACAGCATCAATACCAGGTGTTACAAATAAATTAATATTTACTGACTCAGGGTTTGAGAATGTTTGTTGACCTAATAAGTAAGCATAGTAATCAGAATTAGCCCAATCTTGGTTGTTATGTCCAACAGTAATTTGTTTAAACGCACCCCAACCTGTTGCTGAAGGATATCTAAAATTAGTACAGAATCCTTTTAAAAATTGAGGTTGACCTATTCTGAAATTATCAGTATTAGTTCTTGATTCTCTGTAAATATCCCAACCATCAAATCCACCTTGTACTAATAAAGAGAATTTACGAGCGTAAATGTTATAGTATGGGTTATCTGTATTATCAGGGTCTGTTACAAACGGAGCTGAACCCACATAAAATTCAGGATTAGATGTTCCAGGATAAACAATTGACGCAGCATTTATATCCATGTGGAAACCTCTTGTTTGTATACTCCAATCAGCATAATCACCTTCAGTACATAAATCTAAAGGTCTTTGTTTACCTTTATAACTAAAGAAATCTACATCATAACCTGCACCATATCCTGTAGAAATACCTAAATAAGTTCTACGAACATTATCACCAGGACTTGATTGTGTTACATTCGCACCTGAAGCATTACCAAATGGTGGGTCAAATACTACTTCACCAGGGAAATCATATTTAGTTTTATATATTGGGAATGGAGATTTATCTGAACCATATTGTCTACCTTTGAATCCTTGGAAACCACAAGGAAGAGCATCAATCGGAGCATCTTCATTCATTTCCACCATAATATATTTAGAATTTAATGAATATTCTCCATCTGTAGTTCCAATTTTAACACCAATAAATGAATTATTATTTGGGTTCATAGAACAATTTGTGAATTTTTCTAAAACCACAGGATTTGCATCATTATCAAAGAAATCTCTAACTAAAATATCAAATGTTTGATTTGCAAAAGACATATTAACTAAAGATATTTTAACTTCAGTGTTAGCAGCATCACCATCGGATATTGTTGTAAATCTAAATAAGTTGTAAACTTTACTACCTCTTAATTCAGATACAACCCACGGAGAAACCGGTGTTTGATATTTTTCTAAATAAAACGCTATTGTTGAAAAATCATCATCTTTAGCTCTTGGTAAAGCAGTTAAATTACAATTTAACCCTCTAATATATCCTTTATTATAAGCATAGTTTAATAATGTTTGGTAATGTTCTTCAACAAATAATGGTACCGTAGTTCTTGGTTTCGCAAAATTAGAAGTTCCAAATACTTTACTAACATATTTAGAATCCGATTCACTAAGTGATGTTTCAAAAAAGAAAGTATTACCATCTTTATCTGTAACATTAATACCAAATTCTGAGAATGGGTTAGTCTTAACTGTTGAATAATTTCCTGTACAATTTAATGTAACATCTGTTAATCCTGTAACTTCATAAGATGGTCCATCAGTTGATGTACTATATGTAGATAAACCTCTTGAACGTAAAGTTGTTATAACTAAATCGTCAAAATCAGTGTATGATGTTCCAGTATAAACATAAACTGTTCCAACAACGCTACCTGTATAACAAGTTTTTATTGTTCCTGTATTATGAGAACCTGTATTACCGGAAGTTGATGGGTTACAAAGGTCTTGTTTTGTAACTGATACATACCAAGTTGATGCCGGTGAATCATCGTTTGGTGTTAAAATATATGGTACAGGACCTGATGAAAAATCAACAATAGTACTACCACTTATTTGTACACCATCATTAACAGTCACACCTGTACAACAAGCTTGGAATCCCGCGATAACCGCTGATAAATTTGCTCCTGAAAAAGCCGGAACAGGTAAAACAACACTAATTGTATTGTTATTGTAGTTTATACTACCTGTAACACCACTAACATTAAATGATGTAAAAGATGCACAATTTGATGATGTAGAACTTTGACCAATATTACCGATTTTAGAATAAAATGAACTACCTGTATAATTACCACTATTATTATCAAATAAAGCATAAAACCAAGGGTCGTTTTCCGGAGCAGTATAATCAGCTAAATGTGAATCCACATTATTAACACCGAATACATTAGTAACACCACTATAACCACTTGAATATAATGTATCATAATCACTACCTAAAATTGTACCATAACAATATAATGATGATGCTGATAATGGTAATGTTGTTGATGTATAAACAATATTATAAATTTGTTGTTTAAAACCATTAATTATTGTTGATGTTGTTCCATCAAAATTCTCATAACTTTCGTTAATTTTATCATTTAATATTGCAGCGCCTGAACCAGATATTGTACCAAAAGTAACATTACTTATAGAATCAGAACACCCTGTAAATGGTATACTATATGTGTATTCAGTGTAACCTGTACAAGGATACAAACAATCCACTAATGTGTTTGAGAATCCTGAACAACTGAAATCTACTGTTGATTTATCTACGTTTGCCACCGTTTTAATAGACCAAGATGGTCCCGCATCATAACCTGATAATCCCAAAACTCTAGTTACAAACAATTGATTAGATTGTTGTAAATAAGATTTTGCAATATACGAAGCTTCATACTTCGGTATTTGAGTATTTATGAATTTTTCAGGAGAAGTCCCCCCAAAATAAGTTGAAAATTCGTTAAAGTTACGTATAAAGATAGGTTCAAATGCCGGACCTTTTAGGGTCTCACCAACGATACCTAATGTGGTTACACCCACACTCTGTGCTACGAAACTTAAATCAACTTCAGATGTATATACCCCAGGAGATACAAATACTTTATTGTTTGTTGCCATTAGTTTGTTTGTTTATTAATTTATTTTATATATAAATATTAAAAAAAAATCAAAATACTTTACTTTGTAGCAACTATTTATATTTTGGGTAGATTATTTTCTACCTTTTTTCTACTTATGGATAAAGACATCAAAAAGATTAAAAATTTAAAGATATCGGTGGAAACACACGAGATTCTTAAAACCTACTGTGAAAAGAGGGGTATTAAAATGTATCGATTTTTAGAAAGGTTGATTATTGAGAAATGTAAAAATAAAAAAGATATATATGGTGAGGATTAAAGTAATAAATCTAATAATTGGATTGTACTTTCTTTACTATTATCTTTTTTAGTCACATCAATCCTTAATACATCATTAGTATTGATTTGTATTAACGATAAATCAGACCCATAATAATCACCATTAATATACACATCAAATGTATCAACATTAACTGTACTACCAACATTAGTATCAACAGTATAATTTATGGTTTGACTTAAGGTATTATTACCAATAACAAATAAGGCATCCGTTTGGAAACTTCTACTTTCTTCGTTTATTTTTTTCTGTCTTTTAGTATTATTTGGGTCAAACTCAAGTGAGGTTAATACTCTTGTTATTGCTGGTGCAACTTCAAACTCATCTTCATCAATTAAAAACCCTAACATTGTAAATTCATAACTTTGTATGTAGTATTTTCTTTTCTCAACATCAACAACAGATTCATCAGTAATCGTACCCATAACGATTGGAATGTAATGTCCTTTGATTACCGCATAAGCTTGTTTTGAGGCAAATTTCTCTAAAATAACCTGATTAAGTTTATTTAACTCTCTCATTCTATTACAAATAATTTTGACAGAATAAGTAATATCTACCGGTACCGGTTGAGGTATTGTATAAACATCCATACCATTTCGTTGTCCATCCCAAGTAGGTACTTGAGCGTAAAAATATTGTCTTCTATTTGGAATATTATACATAAGAGCCGGGTTAGTACCAAATTTAACCTCCGGGATTCTAATTGTTGTAATAAAAGGTGGTTCTGTATTTTTATCAATATTTTGGAAGTTCCAAGTTTCGGTAAATTGAGTCCAATTTTGTGTGGTAACAATAATATCAACGGTTGGGATGGTCTTACCTTCAACAACGACTTTTAAGTCATTTTTAACAAAATCTAAGAATCCCCTATCTAAGTCGGCATGTAATAAAGATTTTGGAAGATATGTTCCATCTTTATTAATTTTATCCAAAAGTTCTTGTCTTCTAGGTAGAAGCGTTTTGGATTCCGTTAGTGGTATATTTTTCTTTATTTTACTTGGTAAACCCATTTTATTGTTTTGTTATAAATATTTTATTTTTTGAGTTAACCATTTCAACTTCATTAGCACCAAATATTGGTTCATTAGTTGATTTAACTATAAAACTTTTGTATTTGTACGGGTCATAGGTAACAATATTATCATTAGGTTCACTTGGTATATTTTCACAAGGGTAATTACAATAATCCATTAAATTACCAATAACAAACGCGTGAACGTTTTTCTTTTTTTCTCTACCAACTTTTTCATTACCTCCCGGTCTAACTCTAAATTCAACATCATTTAATTTAACATAGTCAGCATATAAAACAACTCTTGATTTATATTGAATAGAAAAAGTGTCTTTATGTAAATTACGATATACCATAACTTGTTTACCGATGAATTTTTTTTCTTCATCATTAGTTATAGTTTCTAATAGTTTCTTATATTGGTTTTCTTTAATTAGTATTTTCATAATTAGTAATATGTTGTAATTGTTTTAACCGGTAAATTAAAATTATCTTGGAACCATTTTTTCATTGGTTCGTGCCAATGGTTACCAAACATAGTGTCTAAGTGTCTTCCATACTCACCCAAAACTTCTAAAATTGGTGTTTTGTCTCTAAAAGGTTTATGTGAAGGGTCATTTTTATTGTAGAAGTCAACATCAAAATAATGAAAAACAGAATCTGAATCTTCCCTATCTCCATTAAAAAAAATTAAAAAGTTTTTGTTTTCTTTCGGCTCAGAATATTCATCTTCCGCATCATCCATACCATAAACCCTATCCATTTCATTTGGGTTAAAGGTTTCATCA